TGCACAATAAAAGCACCTTGACCACTGTCAACGTGCTTATGCTATAATTTCAACTTCCTTGATTTCATCCTCAAAGAGTTTTGTCCATCGGGTTCCTGACTTAACAGACAACCCATCAAATTCTTCATCATAGACATCCTTGTCCTCATACAGACAGACACCTTCAAATGTTTGGCCGTCAATATCGGTTATCCTGACAACCTTGTTATTAAATTTCCTGAGTTCCATCAGTCTCCCCTTTCATAGTATGTCGGTATCAAGTGTGCGCCAGTTTTGCTATATTTGATTGTCATAGCATTTACTGGTTTACCAGTATAGACATCGATTCCTAACGGCCTATCTTCAAACAGATCAACCTTTTCGTTACTGGTTTGAGCGCCTTTTCTACTAGTTTCTAAAAAACCAGTCATCTTGTACTTATCGTACAGAGCTTTGATATCCACATGATCATAAAAATAGCTCTTTTCAGGCGATGATGTTGATTGAATATGCCTAGCTTGTTTTTCTGGATTGATTTTATCCAACCAAGTTCCATTTTTAAATTTTTCCTGGATATAAACTATATCCTTTAAGCGTTCATATCCCTCACCACCATTATACTTCAAGTCCTGAAACTTTGCTAGTGAAATAGGTGCATTTTGAGATCCCAAAACTTCAACTATTTTCTTATATTCTCGGATATCTACCTTTCGATTATTATCACGTATATCAATATTCTGCTGCTTGCGTCGTTCAAGGACATCAGCGCTTTCTTTTGACCATTTTTTAGACCAAGAGTTTTGCTTCTTCCCGTTTTTAGGATGGTAATCAATAGTACATTGACAGCGTTGATGTCTTCGATAAAATCCTGCTGGCTCTTCTCCATACAAATATTTACCAACTAAAGATTGACACCAATCACAGCAATGTCCTGTTGAATGTCGTTCAATAATTGGAGCCAGCCCAACTTTTTTCTGAAATCCAGCATTTTCCTGAATACTATCATCAATAATGCTTTGGCTAAAATTGACAATCGGTTCCCTCAAAATCCAAGAAATCTGACTAAATTCTTCTTCACTAGAAATCCGATTCACCAAACCAGTTATCCTGTCTTGATTTAATTTCGGTCTTTGGACTGTCAGTCCTATTTTAGCCTCTTCATTCAGATTCTTCTGAACTTGCTGAGCATAACCACTTATCAGCTCGAAATTCCACCCCAGCGTCTCCGTCAGTAGCCTTTTGGCAATATTGTAATACATTTTTCCATCTGGAAGATTAGAGGAGCTTACAGACCCCCTCAGAGCCTTGGAAAGAATTTCCCCTAACTCGATAGCATACTCATTCGCTTCCAGATAACCAGCTGACTTAGATTGTAATTTTGATAAGAGTGACTTCAACACTTCACTATCAAGTCTTGCCACTTCAAATTCCGTTTGAATTTTCGTCAACAACTCCGGCACTATATCCTTGACCATCATTTACCCCCTTCTCGATTTGAGCGGAGGCAGGAATCTCAGAACCCTTAATTCCCGTCAAATCTCTAATAGTTTCACCGTCAATATATCCAGGAATAGCCTGATTTAGCTTGATAGCCCCATCTCCAATCATCGTTAGCATGTTAGCATCAGCTTCAAATAGTGGCTCCCACTTAACTTTTGTTCTTACAAATTGACTGCGAGCATACCGAATTTCATCTCGCAAACAAGCAGCTACATAAGCTACATTTAGGAAACCAGCCCCTAGAGACCGTTGAGCCTTTCGGCCTGCTAAGCGCAAATTCTCGTGACTAGCCTTGATAGCTTCAACCGACGATGGATTATCTGACACAAAGCCTAAATCATCTAATGTCAAGCCCATTTCACCAGCAAAACCAGCAGCAGCAGTTCTCAGTTGCTCTGTAAAAGGCGACATACTAGCAGTGCTGAACTGTCCAACATTTGGCTTTTCACCATTGTCGCTAGCCGAAATTGTCAACAGACTTGATACTGTCGCTTGCCATTTTTCCAGTGGCTCTGCATCAGGGTCTAGTCCCAGAATATATTTTTGAGGCCATGAATAGAACTCAGCAGTGATATCCGCACGTTCCAAAGTACGCTTAGCGTATTTCTGATAATACATCCCTGCTCTCGTAATACGACTGCGACCAAACGGTCTTACCGCATCGGGACGATGAATCACAGGAACCAACAGTGGAATATCAGTTGGATTGCTGATTGAGTAAGGACGACCATTTTTTGGAATAAAATGCGTTGCATTTGGTTCGAAGTAAGCCTCTAAAGTTGCCTGGCCATAATCATCCCTAGCCAATACCGCATAGCCTTCCACAAGAAGCCCAGTGATAGGATCAATTACTCCAGTCGCATTACTCGATTCAATGACCTGTAATCTCACCTCATCATCTTTGTCTTTCGAAATGTAGATAAAACTACACGATCCAATTAACGAAGCTAGAATAGCACTATCAAAAAAGATATCCGGGTTGTTACGATTAAAGATTTCTGTAACGTTAAAATCATCATTACCAAATTCTCGAAAAACTATACGATCAGCAAGACTATCCACTCCTTTAGCAGTCCACCCCAAAGTAGACCGATACTGTGCCCTGATATTTGCAGGGATCGTAATCCCTATCGGCGCTTCATAATACTTCATAGCATAATGTTTATACCGCAAATTAACCCTAGGCCTGCAAAATTCTAATTTTCTTCTGAGATATTCAATTCCTCTTAGTTCCAAACTGTTCTCCTTTCTTTGCAGCTTATATAATCAATGATTTTAACTTCCCTTTCTTTACTATAAGCCTTACTATTTGGATACCACTCTTTAAAATCTCGGTTAGCTTTACTAGAGTTACAACTCCTACAAGAAGGAACTACATTGCCATATTCATAACTTCCTCCATCAATTAGAGGTATCACATGTTCATGATGTAATTTCTCATTAAAAATTTCAAAATGCTCTGTTTCACTCATTCCACAGTATGCACAAGAATTGTTAAATAACTTATTTATTTTCAACCAATCACTTTCCGTCAAGGAACTACTTCCACCATGTTTTAAAGTTCTTGACTTAGCATTTATAAGTCTTCGTGTCGTTGGATTAGCTTGATCCCATTTTTTACAGGATATTTTACACTTTTCCACATTTGCTTGATAATACTCTTTCTGACGTTTCTTGATTTTTTCTTTTTTTCGCTCATAATACTTCTTCTTTTGAACTAGAATCTTATCTTTCTTTTTCTGATATTTTTTCTTGTCAGAAATACGTCTGCATTCTTTACACTGACTTTCAAATCCTCTTTTACAGCTACTTTTTCTATAAAAATTCTCTGCGTTTAATTCCTTCTTTTGACGACACTTTATACAGGTTTGAATTTCCATATATAGCTCCTTTTTGTTTTCTCCCACGAACAAAAATATGTACAGTGACGGCGTGAAGCTCGGCCAGAACCGAGGGGAGGGGGTACCCCCCCTATCAGTCCTGGGTCAACTGTGGTATTTCAGCCAATTGGTTGATTGTGGCAAATTGCGATTTCCAACAATTGCATTTTTTTCAAATTTTTGTTCAGCATATAACTTATCAGACTTTTGTCTATTGCATTGCCAATGCGCAAGCTGTAAGTTCTTGATGTCTGATGGATGTCCATTCCTATTCACTGGAATGATGTGGTCTATCACTGGGGATAGTGGGTGGGGATACCTGAGTGATTTATCTACAGGCTGGCCACAGATCCCACAGGTATTCTGAGTCTTGAGTAGTATCTTCTTGTTCTTTTCAAAAGCTACTCGATGTGGTCCATTACGGTCTGCCCGTAGCTCTTTCATTGTATACCTCGATTATCTTTTCTGTTTTATATCATCCTGCATACCTTACCCTCGTTCCCTTATTCGGTATCAATACCGTGGTATTGAATAGCGGGGGGTATTATTTTATTAGATAGTAGGGAGTAAATTAATGAGGGAGGGTGTAATAATTAGGGCTGGTATTTTAAAGTTGATGGGTGTTATTTTATTAGAGGGGGAGGGTCTTTGAATTTAACATATCTTATATTCTGTTAATTTGACTCATACGACTTCCTGTCTTACTCTCCCATGAAATGGTGAGCACCATCAATAAATGAATTTACTTTTTCTTATTTTGTTAAATACATGACCTTAATAAGCAAAATTCAGCATGCTATTATCCAGCTCATCTTGCTTGAATCCTATATAACCCAGCGTAATATCTGGTGACGAATGATTAAATAACTCCATCAATATTCCAACATTTTGATTCTTCCTGTAATGATGATACCCAAACGTTTTCCTCATGGAATGTGTTCCGATGTTTGTTAATCCAACATGCTCTCCTGCATCTCTCAGGATTTGATATGCTGCAACCCTTCCAATGTGTGTTATTCTAAGTCCTTCATTGCTCACCTTTTTTCTCGAAGGAAATAAGTAATCATAATCCTTTAATTCATTTTCTTTTATATAATGATCCAGGGCTTTTCTTAGAGCCGGGTTAATAGCGAATCTCTTTGTTTTACCCGTCTTTCGTTCGGTAACTTCAATATGAGTTCCTTTTACACTTCTTACTTTCAAGGGCAGGATATCACTAACTCGCATTCCTGAATAAAGCCCTGTAACCATCATTACATAGTCTCGTTCATTCTTACTCTTTAAGTAATCCTTCATGCGTTCGATGTCATCTGTATCACGAATCGGTTCTACTTTACGCATTTACCTGCTCCTTTCAAATAAAAATAGTCAGTCCATTAGAACTGACTTAAAATATTAGCTGTATGGGATTCGAACCCATCCCACCCCGAATCTCTCCTGGTGAACAGCTAACCAAAATTATATATAGGAGATCTACAAAAAAGTTCCAGGCCACCGCCTTCATTTTCTGATAATACTATTTTAAGTCATTTTTTGTGTTATGTTTACCGTTTTTTTACCGCAAAAATACCGTTTTTTTTACTACATACTAAAACAGAATCACGATATTGTTCTGCGAATGCCAGTAAAGCATTGTTGTGCAACTCCTGAAATTTAGTCCTTTCAATGCCTAGATAGTTGTAAATTTCATAATTGAGATCCTTTTGAGGTTTTAAGAATTTAGAGAATAAAATATAACGATAAGTCGGATTGAATAACCTACTTACTGCTTGTTCAATTTCCTCCAACTCATTCATGGCGTCCACACGTCGAACTGCTAAATTTTCAACAGCTTTATTAGGTCTTGCACCCCCTCGTGGTTGAAATGTGAATTCCTGCGTAACTTTTTGAATTGGACTATCGCATGCTATTTCCCTCCACCGTGGATATTCTGAGAGCTTTTTCTTTGCCCTCTTGATTGTTTCTTTCTCATCAATATCATCAAAAAGTTGCATTGTTCACCTCCGTTTCCTAGTCAAGATCGATTAATAGTATATGAGTATCGTTCAGGACGTTTCCATCACTCCACCTCCAACAATTCCGGATTTTCGTAGATGTTGCCTAGAATTTCCTCAGCCCCAGTCCAAGCATAACCCTCTCTTATACCTTTTAGATATATAGCTGGCATACCTCCAATATAAGTGCCACCATATTCTTTTTCTAGATATACTTCATGAGGGCATCCTCTGGTACATTTTATAATATCTCCGACAAAGACTTCCTTGCCGTTTTTGTCGTGCAAGCCCGTTGATTGCATGAGAATGGTATTTTCAAACTTAATGAATCTCAATATACCAACCTCATCTATATATTGAACCTCTTTATTATCAAAATACAATCCATCAACACGATGCAGTTTTGATGTAATTCTATTCCACATTCTATACTTTGGAATCATTCTTCCACCTCCTCAACTTCAAACAATG